AACAACAATATTAGGTATAACAACTGCTGTAACAACAACATTACAGTTGGGAATACAACTAGCCAAATCTAACCCATACCCTGCTACAGGTATTCCCCCAACCTTACCCCCTCTAACCTCGGGAATTCAAACTACCATAGCCTCTTATGTAGCTAAATTAGAAAACGAACTTAAAGTTATAAATAAAAATATTGGAGCTATAACCATAACAGTTGGTTCATTTAGTATACTATTAGGAACAATTTTAAAATTTTTAAGTATACTAGATATAATATTACAATTTTGCGCTGAAGACCAAAACATGGATTTTGAAGCTATAAATGATGAAATTAATGCTTTAGCTAACCCAACAGTAGCAGCTACACAAAATAGTAATACTAATACTTATAAAGGATTTACCTTAGGTGTAAAAATTGACGAAAAAAACGAAAGTAAATACATTAGACGATATGCTGTAGCACAAAACAAACAAGGTATAGATGTATTAAGAACAGACTCATCATTCGCATCTGACCCAGCAGTATTAATCTCCCAATTAAAATTTATAATAGATTCAAATCCTGGTATAACAGCTGAATAATCAAATATTTATAAACATATGAAAATCGACGGACTAAAAAAATTAATTAAAGAAGCAGTACGTGAAGCAATTCAAGAAGAATTAAAAGACATTCTACTTGAAGCAGTTAAATCACCTAAAACAGTGGTACAGGAAACATACTCACCTTCACCCATTTACCAACCCCCAGTTACCTCAACAGTAAATCATGATCTTAAACGTAATTTAAGAAGTATGATTGGAGGTGAATTTGACACAGTTATATCTGCTAACTCATCACATGCTCAACCAACATATACTCCACCCCCAGTTAATACAGCTGGTGAAGGATCAAGTTTACCTGGAGGTGAAGTAAGTTTAGACCAAATAATGGGACTAATGAATAAATAATGGCTTATAGAATACCAAATAAAAATCCTATTGATGTTGGCTCAAGAGTAGCTATTGGGGTATCTTTACCCTTTAACGCTCCTCAAGTATTTACTCAAACATATACCACCCAAGAACAAATTAAATCTAATATTATTAATTATATTTTTGGAATAGCCATTTAATAAAAAGAATTCATATAAGAGCTGAGTAGGTTTCAAACTTTGAATTACTTTTATATCTCTACTAGTTAACGATTTAAACTAGTTTTCTCTCTTCTTCTTATTTCCATGATTGACAAAATAAAAGGTTTTCATATCTCCTATGTCTATATGGTCACCATTAATAAGGTAGACTCTATAAACTTTGCTTCTTATAGGAGAATTTTCAACATTAATTACAAACATATAATATATATTTATAATTAAATTATTTATTTATGTTAATGAAATATATAAATTCAACATTTCTTTTGGTGGTATCTTAGTTTTAAGTCGTCCTTTTGGTGTTAAATATTCCTTTGGTACACCCAAATAACCTCCCTTTAATTTTTCAACTATTTCACCTTTCATTAAATCACGAGTAGTTTCAGGAGCATCACGAACTAGTTTTGTCAAGTAATCACTAGCCCATATAGGATTAAATAAATAAGGATCAACTTCACCAGCTGCTATAGGGGGTCCTTTTGATTGTGGTTCAGGAGGTGTAGGTGGTAAAATCTCAGCTAGCTTGACATTCTTAGTCCAATCAGGCTCTTCTTCTCCAAAAACTGAAGCAGCTGAAATTCCTCTTATTTTTTCAACTACTGACTGAGAACCAATTGTTCTTCCAGAAAAAGTTTCTTGTGGAATAGGAGCAGTTTCTAGTGGAGGAAAATCAAATGGAGCTGCTGCTTCTTCTGCTGCCGCTGCTGCTGCTGCTGAGCCAGCTAGCGTTTCAGTTTCAATTACACCTTCTGGTGTTCCAGCCCATAAATCACTTGATAAAGGTTGAGAGATAACTCCTGCAGAATCAGTTAATGGATCTTCAAAACTAGGTTGTAAATAAATATCATTTTGAGCTGGTAGTTGAAAATATGATGGCTCAGCAGCACTAGCTGATAAAGAACTACCTCTATAACCCTTTGGTGCTTTGAATCTCGATTCTCTAGGAGGTTGAACTGAATATCCTTGTTCAGCAGTTTCCAAAGCTTTTCTACTAGTTCTAGATTTTCTTGTTTTTACTGGAGTTTCAGCTTCAGCTTCAGTATCCGTAAGCAATAAACTAGGTTCTCTTCTAAAAGAAGGAGCAGAAATCTCAGGAGCAGCAAATGAAGTACGAGGAATAATTAAAGGCTGAAGTTGAGTTTGTTGACTTATAGGAAGTGGAGGTGGAGGAATAAAAGGAGGTGGAGGAGGCAAAGATTGATAAGGTGCTGCATAACTTAATACTGGAACAATATTTGGTTGGAAGGCTGAAGTAGAACCTTTCTTTTTATCGGCTTTATCACCAACGTTAACACGAACTATCTGCTGGTTCTTAGGTCTCAGCTTTTTAATTAATTTGATAATATCCTTATCACTTAATCTAGATTTCTTTTCTCTTCGCTTTTTGGTTTTTTTACTAGCCATATATAATTACTTTTTATTTTTATTTTATTTTATTTGTAATTCATTAAAATTCTTAAACATTCTACTTGTTCGAAGGTCAAGGTCTAAATGCTGATAAGGTTCAGAGAAACAATAATCATAAAGCATTTGTTGTTTATCTTTCCCTATTCCAAATACTTCTTTTGAAATGGATAGCCATTCCTCCATATTTTTTGGTTTGAAGATGGTAATATAATTCATTTGCTTTCTAATTATTTTTGGCATCATATAATAAGATTGTAAAGTGAATACCCAACTACAATTAATATGTCTTGTTTTAAGAATCATTTTATTTAAGCATTTGATTAAATGCTTATCCTTTATATCACCTCCCATATCATCTATTACAATCAGAGAGTTCTCCATCTCATAATCGTTATCAACACAATCCTCTTTAATTGATAGCAACTCATCTTGTATATCTTCTAATATGTCACAATCCAATTCATGGAATACTTTATCGTGATCTGCAAAAGGGTGTTTCTTTACCGACAAGAAACTAGTTAATGGCGTAAATAAATAAATATTATCAAATTTGCCACGATAATAATCATTACTTTTAAACATAGAAAGCAAAAGAGAAGACTTTCCAGAACCACCTGAACCAGTCAAACACCAAACAAAGCCGTTGGCGCTAGGAATGTTACGATTAACTCCGTCTAAATATACATTCATATTTTCTTTGATAGGGGGCATTTTTTTTAATCCTGATGGAATTTCTGAAATCATTTATAATATATAAATATTTTATAAATAATTTTTAAGAAATAAGTGTTAAACCCAAAGATTTTCCAATAAAATTAAGAACATATTTATCATCTGATCCCCAATTTAAATAGTCTTGTCCTTCTAGTGTCACATATTTATTTGAAATACATTTATCATCTGAATCATATAGTGAAACTCTAAATGAAGCGGAAACTGATAATTCCATTTTGGCTATATCAAGAGAAAATCTTACGGCAGTTTTTTTTGAAATTTCATCAAAAGGAACAATAGCACTCATATAATATATCTTAATATTATTTTATTTTTAATTTATCGTTTTATGCTTGACTAATAATACACCAGTTACTACCATCTGAAACTAAATCTACTTGAAATATTGTAGCTGCTATGGTAATTGGACTAGCTGCCAAAGTAATTGAACCAATAGGAACAAAACTGATTGCACCACCTGATGAAATTAAAAAAGGAGTTGTAACTCCTTTTCTTTTAAAGGTAACTCTAGCACCAAGATAAGCAGCATTTGTTGGATTTGGTAAAGCTATTGTTTGACTTACTGCACTCATATTAACTATATAAAATTGCGCCAATACAAAACCAGCAGTATTTAATGTGCCAGTTGTTGTATTTACAATTTGAGGTCCAATTCTCCAGTTAAAACCACCTTGTATATACATAGTTTCATTAACTCGTCCTATAACGATTTGATTTGAATTTGCGGCAGTAGGCACATTAGCAGCAGAACCAATACAAATATTATCATTACCAGTAATGGTATTTCCTGAACTAGCTCCTATAATAGTATTTCTTAAACCTGTAAGTATCATAGTACCTGATCCTTGTCCTACAATTGTATTATCATTACCACTTATTATTGAATCAGAAGCACCAGCACCTATTAATGTATTTCTGGCTCCAGTTGTCAAAGCAGTTCCAGCCAGAGAACCTACCATAACATTTGATGTTGCTGTTGTAGTCATAGCAGTTCCACTAAGTGCACCAATACATACATTATTTGATCCAGTTCCATTTGCTGTTTGAAAACCTGATAAATAACCTACGAATGTATTTGCCCCCAAACCACTTGTGATTCCAACTCCAGCGCCCCCCCCAACACACGTATTTTGAACTGAATTTGTAGCATTAACCGCAGCAGAACTTCCAATAAAAGTATTATTTTCAGCGGCAGCAGTCATAGCATTTCCAGCGTTCCTACCAATCAACGTATTTCCACCAGTTGTAAAAATAACACTTTTTGCGTTTGTTTGTCCCAAAATTAAATTACTTGTATTACCAGCACCTGCACCAAAATTAATATTTCCAGCACCTAATGTAATATTGTTATTATTAAAAGTTACTGCTGATGTTGATAATGTTAAAACATTTTGTGAAACTCCTCCTGAAGTTTCACATAAAAATTCTGTTGTTCCTGATATGTTTTGATTATCAATAACAAAATTTGTTGATGTTGTATGCCCTAAATTTGTTGCACCAGAATTTCCAGTAAAAATTTGATAACCCTCTAAATACATAGTTCCGAGATTTGTTGCTGGATAATTTAAATATAACAATCGTGAGGATACTCCAGCAGTTGTTTTTAACCAAAATTCCATAGTTCCATTATTTACATTATGTGATATCTTATAATTTGTTGCTGATGTAAATTCCTTTGTTACATTTGATGCGTTTAAAACACCTGCTCCTGATAATTTTAATTGTCCTTCAAAGTTTTTGAGTCCTGTAATAGTTTGATTTGTATTTGTTGTAACAAATGCTCCAGATGATATTGCGTTTATCTGCGCTTGAATATTACTTGTAGCTCCATCTAAATAGGAAAGTATAGTTGGTGTGAGTGTATAACCTACTGAGTCTAAAATTAAATCATCATTAAGTGTAATTGTTCCATCAAAAATAGTATTATCAACATTTCTACCAATTTGAATTGTATTTGATGTTGATGCAATAGTTCCAGCACCAATTGCTGTTGAAAATGAAAGTCCATCAACTGCTATATAAGATTCAGCACCAATTGTTGTATTGTATGAACCTATTAAATTATTATCAGGATAAGTTTGACTTTGTCCACCAATTTGAGTATTAAATGATCCTGTTGTTGTAAATCTTGCTGCCGCTGCTCCAAGAAAAGTATTAAGTTTACCATAAGTAAGTTGGTTACCGCTATTGGCTCCGATACATAAATTCTGAACTCCACTTTGAAAACCACCAGCAGTTGATAAATTTGCTCCACTATTTGTTCCAAAACAAAAGCAATTATTCGGAGTTGTTCCAGATGGTCCAGCATTAGTTCCCATACAAATAGTCGATGTATTACCACCATTTCCAATAGGAGTTCCATTTAATAAAATACTCCTTGCGTTTGAAGGTGTAATAGATGTTAATGAAAGTATATTTGGAGTTGTCACATTTGTTCCAGCAGTAAAATTTGTAGCAGATAAAGTAGATATGCTAGGAACATAAGATAAAGGAGTTGTTGATATATCAAATAATAATGATTTTTGCCCAGTTCCAGTAGAAGCAAAAGTAGGATAATATGTAGTTGCTGTATCATTATTTGTTACCAATACTTGTGATGAGTTTGATGCTAAACCAGTAAAGTTATCAGCAGTCATGGTTTTACCAGCACCTAGAGTAACATTATTATCAAATGTTGTTGTATCACCAACGCTAGCATATGTTTGCCCAGTTGTAATTTGTTGTAAAGTAGTAATATTTGCTGTATTAATTGGAACTTGAACTATAATTGAACTAACATCATTTCCATCAACAATTAAAGTATCTGTTGTAACCTCATATAAACGCTCAAATAAAAATTTTTATTTGATTGATTATGCTAGTATCAACTAGTTTATACCATCAATTGATAGTATAAACCATATTTAACCTCATATAATCTATCAATATGAGGTTAAACCAAAGGCTGGGCGCCGTCAGGCGGAATTAATGCTTAACATATTTCAAAAGTTGTAAAGGACTATTACCCATTTCAGTAGCAGTCTCAGCTAGCTCTTTTAAATTAATACCATTAAACTTTTTGGTAGCGTAAATATGTCTGAGCATGGAAGTACTTATTTTCTTTCCAAATATTTCATTCAAACGATGTGTCATTTGAGGACTGGTCAAAGGTTGCTTTTTATTATCAAACAAAACATAATCACAATCACAAACCTTAAACCATTTATTTAATATAAGTTTTAATGGTTTTGTTATTTCGTTTTCTTGCTTATCATATTGCTTTGCCGTTTTATAATTTTGGAATACGAATTTACCATTCTTGATATCTACGTGATTCTCAGTTTCAGGATCATAGTTTTTCCATTTCATATTTCCAAAATCAATTGATCTTCTAGGTGCTTGAAATATTCCACCAGTTAAAGCAACCATAACCCATTTCATTAAATTACTTATATCAGTTGAAGTTAATGAATCCTTCTTTAAAATAATCTTAGCGTGTTGGTCTAGATTATTAAATACTTTTTCTACTTCTTCTGGTGATATCATATTCTCTTCTTGTTGAGGAGTCTTCTCTTGCTTCATTTCATTTTCATTATATGAACTAATATCCTTTAACATTTGGGCATTATATTTCTTATTTTCAGTAAGTACTGAGAGAGAAGCCAAAATCGTTTTTCTTTTATTATAAGGCATATCTATTAAATGTTTTAAAATGATTTCATCTTTATCAAAGTTTTCCATTTTATATTCCTTATCATCAAAACATTTATCATAAATATTTTTTAAAATACTTTTGTATGTCTTAATACTATTTGGTCCTAAATGAGGTCTATTT